ATGCCACCTCTGTCGTACAAAATGGTAAAAGTAGTAAATTCACCGGGCCCATGATAGGAAGCTCCCTTCCATCAGGTTGTTCACCTGATGTTCGAAAAAAGCTAGTTCTATCTCTTGATGTCCTCATCGACTATGCTAAACTTTACGGTTTTGATTCCGATTCGTTTGATTCAAAGTCGACTATCGACCGCTGGCAAGTATGCTCAGCGAGATGTGGTTGGATTAAGTTCTTAAAGTATAAGCTAGCCGCTTACATGGCTCACCACTTAGGAGGAGTTCTTCCACCACGCCCGGAAGGGTGTGAGGATGATCATCCCAATCAACTTGCAGGTGGATCGTTGGGTCGTTTCTTTCGCTTAATTGCGAAATCTAAACGAGCTCGATCATTCGCGGTCGGTATCCTTTTTTCAAAAAAGGGTATGCCGCGTCCTGAAGAGGATGCCCTTGAACAGGCTAAAGTGAGTACCAAGCAAGTATTGACAACAGTTAAGTCTACACCGTTCTCTGCGTTCTCCGATAAGACGAAAGTCCTATCTGAGGTACGAAGAACATGTAGGGAGATTTTTCGCCGTTCTATCACAGAACGTGATCTCCGTCATCCCTATGCACCTTCAATTAAAGCCAACGTCACCGCCTCGCGTAGCAAGTTCGGAACATTGGGTACATTGATGGATGAGAGCATGGTGATGAACCGCGTTCACCCCAGTGCAGCCGCTAAGCTGTATCGGGATGCTGTTGTTATAGATGAGAGTAGTGAAGAGATGAGTGATGAAAGATTTGTGCGTGTAAAGGTTAGACCGGAGTTTAAAAGCTCCGTCGAAGCCGTATACCGTGAGGTGTACGACAACGCGCGCGATCGTGCGAGAGATGAAGAGGCCAATGTTAAATTGGTCGCCTTACCAGAGGCATTAAAGGTACGTGTCATATCCAAAGGCCCGCCCCTTACTTACTTCACTCTTAAGCCAGTACAGAAGTTTCTACTACGACAAATGCGAAAGCTTAAGGCCTTCAAACTTGTCGGAGAAACGGTTACCCCTGAATTCCTCTCTGAGGTATTCAGTTACACAACGGGGAAGTTTCATTCTTTGGATTACCAGAGTGCGACTGACCTTTTGGACCCCGAAGTGTCGGGGGTGGCCGTTGATGAAATTTGTGACGCTGTTGGTATGCCAGATGATCTTCGTGTGCTTTTTCATAAAGCACTGACCGGTCATATGGTTGAGTCTGTCCCCCAGGTCTGGGGACAACTCATGGGTTCTATTGTATCTTTTATAATCTTGTGTGTTGTCAACATGAGTGTTATCCGCCACGCCTACGAAATCAGTGAACTCACTCGGGTCTCTCTAGAAGAGATCCCAGCTGTGGTTAACGGTGACGATGGTCTTGTCCGTGCTTCGGATGAGTTTTCCGAGGTTTGGGAGAGTATAGCTCGAGTAGCTGGTCTCATCCCTTCCTTAGGTAAAGTGTACACCCATGATGTCTATGCAAATATCAATTCTACTTCTTATAATTACGAAGATGGAAAATTCGTACTTATACCCTATCCGAACATGGGACTTGTAATGGGTCTTGGTCGTTCGGGGGTGCAAAAAGCAAGTATTACTGATACTTTTGCCGATTATAATAATCCTTTCGTTAAGTCGTTAGGTGCGCGTCATCATGCCCTTATTGAGTCTTGCCCCGAGTCTATGCGACTCGCGGTTCATGAACTCTTTTTGCAGCATAACGGCGATACACTAAAATCCACTAGGGTACCCTGGTATATCCCAGAGTCGTTGGGTGGAGTCGGGTTAAAACCACTAATTGTGTATAATTTTGGGAACGGCGATATTGACTCACTCGTGAGAAAATACGCTGTGACCTCAACCGGACACGTTTGTGGGCCTTCTCGTATAGACATCGGTATCGCGTGGTCCTTCATGGATTATCGCGGTTCCTTTGGTGTACGGAAGGTACCTTCTTCACAGCCGATTC